TAAAGCAACAGCTTTAGATCGCGTAAACGTTCGTCGTTTATTAATCTCATTAAAAGGATTTATTGGTCAAGTAGCTAATAACTTAGTATTCGAACAAAATACAAACGTTACTCGTAACAGATTCTTAGCTCAAGTTAATCCATACATGGAATCAGTAGTACAAAGACAAGGTTTATATGCTTACAAAGTTGTAATGGATGATACAAACAACACAGCTGATGTAATCGATAGAAACCAATTAGTAGGTCAGATTTATATCCAACCAACTAAGACAGCTGAATTTATTATATTAAACTTCAACGTATTACCTACTGGCGCTACATTCCCTGCATAAGGGATGTAGTTGCTTAATATTTATTAATAGCAATTAAACACAACATAAAATGGCAGTATTAGACGCTAACGAAATAATGTTCACAGCATTTGAACCGAAAGTTCAGAATCGCTTTATCATGTACATTGATGGTATTCCATCATACTTGATTAAAAAAGCAACTGCACCTGGATTCGAAGCTGGTGAGATTATTTTAGATCATATCAACGTTTACCGTAAAGTAAAAGGTAAAGTTAGATGGAACGACATGACTTTAGAATTATACGATCCAGTAACTCCATCGGGTGCTCAAACAGTGATGGAATGGGCTCGTTTAGCACACGAATCAGTAACTGGTCGTGATGGATATTCTGATTTCTACAAGAAAGACTTAACATTAGATATTTTAGGACCAGTAGGCGATGTAGTAGGTGAGTGGATAGTTAAAGGTGCTTACGTTAAAACAGCTACTTTCGGCGATTACGATTGGGCTAGTGACGCGGCAATTAGCTTATCAGTTACTGTTGCTATGGATTACTGCGTATTGAATTTCTAATTATATATTTCAATATACACAAATAAAAACGTTATATGGCAGAATTAAAAATTCCAACCGAAACAGTTACATTACCATCAAAAGGTTTATTGTATCCTGAGACATCACCACTCGCTAAAGGTGAAATTGAGATGAAATACATGACCGCAAAAGAAGAAGATATTCTATCTAATTCAAACTACATCCGTCAAGGTACAGTAATTGATAAATTATTACAAGCATTAATAATAACACCAATCGACTACAATGAATTGTTAATTGGTGATAAAAATGCAATATTAGTTGCAGCTCGTATTTTAGGTTATGGTAAAGATTATAACATTACCTTTGGCGGTAATGAATATAATGTTGACTTAACCCAAATAAAAGATAAAGAAGTTGATTTTAGTCTATTTAAAAGAGGTACAAATGAATTTACTTACTCATTACCTCACTCAAGTAATACTATTACTTTTAAAATATTAACACACGGTGATGAACAAAAGATTGATGCTGAAATTAAAGGCTTACAAAAAGTAAACCCAAACAGTTCATCAGAAGTAACTACACGTTTAAAATACATGATAACTTCAGTTGAAGGTAAGCGTGATCAAAAAGATATTCGTGAATTTATTGATAATTATTTAATTGCTAAAGACGCAAGAGCATTACGCCAACATTATTCATCCATATCACCAGACCTTAATATGAAATATATCCCTACTGACGAAAACTATACAGGGGAGGGTATAGATATTCCTATTAATATTAACTTTCTTTGGCCTGACATCGGATTATAGATTATATTTGTTTAAACAGATACATGAAATAGTATTTAACGGACAAGGTGGATATGACTGGAATACTATATATAATATGCCTATTTGGCTACGACGTTTTACTTATGAAACATTGCGTGAACATTATGAAAAACAAAATGAAGCAGCTGAAAAGCAGCAAAATATGTTGAATAATAAAAATAGTAAAGAAGTATCACGACCAAACATAGCTCCAAAACAACCTACATATACAGCAAAGGCGCCTAAAAAATAGGCGCTTTTAATATTTATATGATGTAACACTATACTATGGATCCAAAATCATTACAACAGATTGAAGACTACTTAACAGCATCAGGCCTACGAGCTGATGAACTCAGAAAGAGAATGGATGAGATTAAAGCTAGTACTGTTGAATTTAATAGAGAATTAATTAATGCTCAACGCCATGCTGCTGATTTAAATCGTGATTTTAATGATTTAAGTTCTCAATTTAAAAATATTGTAGATGACTTAAGGAAGTGGGATAGTACATCTACCAAAATAAATAAAAGTTATAAAACACTAGGTGGGTTAGCAGATAAGTTAAAATATGATTCTGAAAACATTAGTAGATTATCTAAAAAAGATTTAGAAAGTTTAGATAAAAAAGCACGAATAGAATTATCTAATTTAAAAGCTAGAAAAGCAGAATTAGATATTAAATTTCAAAATAAAAACTTAGATCAAATTCGTTCGCAAGCGTTAATTAATGACGATAAAGAACTTTTAAAACAACTTGATCAATATAATGAATTAAACCAAACCTTTGATGAAAAAGGTAATTTAATAAATGATGAGAATAATGCTATTAAAACTTTACTTGCTTTAACTCAAGAAAGATTAAAAGAAGAAGAAAAAATAAATAGAACTTTAGGAATATCAGGTAAACTTGTAGATGGTATTGTAGGGACTTTAGGCAAATTAGGAATTGAAAGTTCATTCTTTGAAAACCTAAAAGAAGATATGAGAGATGCTGCTAAATCTGGTAACAGATGGGCTGTTGTTTCTACTGCTACTAGAGGTATATTTAAAGGAATAGGTGAAGCATTAAAAGATCCTGTTACACAATTAACGATATTAATAAAGTTAGCTAATTTCTTCTTTAAAGCTGCTTTAACAGCAAACGCTCAGGCTGTTGAATTAGGAAAATCATTAGGATACGGTGCTAACAGAGCAGATGCCTTTAGAGAAAGTATGGTCGCTATAGAAAGATCATCTAACAATCTAAATGTTACTACTGCTAATTTAACCCAAGCTTTTGGAGAATTAGTTACAGCAACTGGATTTGCTTATGAGTTTACAGCTGATCAACTTGAAACACAAATTAAGTTAACTAAGCAAGTTGGATTAACAGCAGATGAAGCAGCAAATGTTCAAAGATTTAGTATATTAACAGGTAAAACTTCAGAACAAACTTATAAATCATTTGTTAAGGGATTAAATGCAACTGCTAATCAACTTAAAGTTGGAATTAACTTTAAAGCTACATTAGCTGAAGCTCTTAAAGTATCAGGACAATTATCAGCTAATTTAGGAAACGATCCAATAAGAATAGCTAAAGCTATTGTTCAAGCTAAGGCATTAGGTATGACCTTAGAACAAACAGCAAAAGCAGGTGAATCACTTTTAAATTTTGAAACATCAATTGAAAGTGAATTAAAAGCTGAATTATTAACAGGCCAACAATTAAATTTAGAAAGAGCTAGAGCCGCTGCTTTAGCAGGTGATCAAGCAACATTAGCTGAAGAATTAGCTAAAAACGTAGGTACAGCAGCTGATTTTTCTAAAATGAATGTATTACAACAAAAAGCATTAGCTGAAGCTGTTGGTATGACCTCAGATGAACTTGCAAATACATTAACAAAAAGAGAACAAGCTATTGCTAGTGGAAAATCATTAGCACAAATAGCTGACGAGGAAAGAATAGCAGCACTTGAAAGACAAAATATTCAAGATAAATTTAATGCAGCCGTAGAAAAATTACAAAGTTTATTTGGTAATTTAATGGCAGGTCCTTTAGGATCATTTATAGATGCATTATCTGCTGGGTTAGGACTTATTAATAAAATGATACCTGCTTTAAAAGTAATTGGAGGCCTTTATTTAATTATAAAAGGGTTTCAAATGGCAGGAAATGTATTTGAAGCAGCTAAAACAGCTCAATTAGCCCTTCAAGGAAATAACTTAGCCATTCAAAACATAATGCAAGAAAAAAGCTTAGTTAAAAAAGGAATGTATCATGCTATTGCTATTAAAGAAGCTATTACTGAAGGTGGTATTACAAGCGTTAAAGCTTATGCTTTATCTTTAGATGAAAAAAGTTTAGTTAGAAGAACTATAATGGCTGGTATAACAGCTAAAGAATATATTCAACAAAAAGCAATGACAGTACAGGCTGGAATGAAAGCAGGCTATGAAAGAATTAGCTTAGCTTTACAATCAGCAGCATCCGCAATTCAAAAAGGAAATCTATTAAAAAGTATAGGTTCAGCAATGATGGGAGTAATTCAATCTTTATCATCAATCCCCGTTGTTGGTTGGGCTTTAGGTTTAGCGGCTGCCGGTAGTGTTGCTGCTTTAGGTTATAAATTTTTAACAGGAGATGACATAATGTCTGAAAATGGTTATGGTAAACGTACATTATTAGCACCAGAAGGCGCTATTAGATTAAACGATAAAGATACTGTAATTGCTGGTACTAATTTAGGCGGTGAACAACAATCATTACAAGGATCACAAGCAGTACAAGGACAACAATCACTACAAGTATCACAACAAATACAACAACCAGCACAAACAATACAAGGCCCATCAATTGACTTAACACCAATGATAGCAGCAATTAACGAAGTTAAAGCAGCTGTTGATGGATTAATGAATCGTCCTGTAATAATTAACATGGATAGCAAGCAAGTTGGTTCTAA